CAACCTGATTGATGCCGAGCATAGCAAACTAGACAACATCAGATCCGCAATGTCGGAGATTTTGTCTAAACTTTAAAAGCAGGGGTTTTCGCCCCTGCTCACCGCAACAATCCCCTTTTAACCGCAAACTCCCGTCCATTCTCCAATATACCCTGCCAGCGATTATAAACCGTTCTCATACTTACCCCGAGTTCCATAACGATTAGTTTCTTAACCGAACTGCCGCGCACATATTCCTTATGCGTCTGCTTTAACTCCAACAGTAACTTATCATCAACGCTTAAACCTGCTACCAGTTCATCAACCACTCTTAGCCACACTTCAGTTACCGTCAACGATGCCAACGCGATCCCTGCCGATGCTGTCCTATTGCCTGTGGTGCTACCTCTTGGCATACCGTCAGGAGGTGGGGGAGAGTTTTCAAGTATCCTCTCCCTGTCCTGCTCGTACTGCTGTTTTATGTCGTGATAGTTGATTAGATAGTTAGCGACTATTCGTTTTTCTTGCTTGAACGGATCAGCTAACTTATTCGCCATCGGCAGCCTGCCTTTTTCTCTGCCCCGACCACAGATTAGCCCTGGCCCTGCGAAAATGGTTACGGCAAAAGTTACTTCTGATATTGCGGAAATTTGCTCTGTTGGTAAAGTTGTGCTGTTTCCAAAGTGGTAGTTCTACACGAAAATATAACCACTTCATCCTTAAAAATTCAGCGTACAAACTCAAACCCCCTTAGTCGAATAAGGTCTAATCGCCCTCAAAACTAAATACTGCGGTATATGCGGCAACTTCTCCCACACATAATTCATCCGGGTAGAATTGTCTTTCATGGCAGCCAACTTGTCCCGGTTGAGTTCGCAAAACGCGATAAACTCGTCGGTTAGTTGGCGTTCAATTTCCCGGTTAATTCTCATTTCCCTATACCGAATACCGACATAAACAGATAGCAGATAACGGGAGACATAAATATAAAGCATATAACCCTATAACCTTTGTCGCTATTAAACAATCTTCCTTGCATTATATTGGCAACCATAAATATTAAAGAATACCAACCCAATATCTTAAATAACAATGTTATTCCCCCTTCTTCTTCCGCTTTTTCTTGACCTCCGTCTTGCCATGCAGAGCGTCAATTACCTCCTGCTGATATGCTGTTAAACCGTCAGTATTGCCCATATAAGCAAGTCCTATATACACAAGTACCGCCGCGTCTGTTTCGTCGTTTGTACGGCACTCTACGCCCCATTTTTTATATGCGGCAACTGCTATTTCTTCCTTACTTGCATTGTGCTTTCCGGTTGCAAATTTCTTTAACTGTGTTGGTGCTACTTCTAAAACTTCTAAGTTTGACTCATGGAACATAACCCTGAGAACTCCGCCCAATTCTCCGATCTGATGCGCTTGGTTAGGACGAGAAAAGGCGTACGACTCTATTACCACCAAGTTGCCGTACATAACCTCTTTAAACACTTCTTGCCTAATTTCGACTAATCGTTCAACGCCTTTTTTCTTACTCTGAATACTCTTTGTAGTAACATTGTTGGCAATAAGAGTATCGACTTTTGCTATCCCTGTACTTGTCAGCGAAGCATCTACGCCGTAAATGTTCAATAATTAACAACCCCCTATATCCATAAACCCATCCCTCAACCACTTCGGGCATCCCATATTCGGGACAAAGTGGCGGCAGGGTTTAAATTTGCCGTTCTTGTGCAAACAATTTTTCCGCACTACCCTCATCCACCCCATTTTGCCGGGGTGGAGTTTTGATAAGCACCACCCACAATGAGGAGTTTTCTTTTTACGCTTTTTTCGCATGACGGTAGACTCCCTGACGTATTAAAAACCCTCTCGTTGCTCCGTTGGTTAGTGATAAAATCTTATTTATGCGGTACAAACTATAACCCTGCGAGTATAATTCAAGCACCTTTCTCTTTGTATCCTCGTTGATATGGTGATAGTCGCGAGAGTTTGAATTAACTCTATCTCCAAAAATACCGGCATAACTGTTCATAAATTCACCGACATTAACCTTTGCGCCCGAAGTTTTTGCAGTACGATCATATGCCAAAAGACTCCCAAGGAAATGCTGCATTTTACATTGCTCGATAGGGTTGAGGACTTCTGTATAAGATAAAGGCATAGTATCAACTCCCCTTAATCTCAGTTCTCCCAAAACTCAATCTAGTTACGGTAGTCTTAATTTCCATAATATGATCCTCATAGCACCCGGAGCATTTCACCGTTATCGCTCCGGGCGAGAATACGTTGGCAGGATTTTCTTTACCGCATTTTTCACATTTCCATTTTGCGATCATTCAAGATAACCTCTTTCAATCATCTTGCGCCAGTGCATTTCTTCGACAACATCGGGAAAAGCACATAGATTAAACACTAATTCCACTGCCGCCTGCGCCACGTCCATTGCTTCTTCGATTACCTTATTTCTTATGTCAGCAGGAACTTCTTTACGCTTTCCTGTTTCTCCGGTCAACTGTCCCAACCTTTCCGACAATTCGCCTACTTCCTCGGCAATTTGCATAAACTGAGATATGGGAGATTTATATAAACCTTCTTTGAGTTTAGGTAGTTTTATGGTTTTTGTTTCTTTGCTAATCATCAATTAGTTACCTCCTGCATACAACCCTGCGCCCGATACCACTTTTCGCAAGGTTCGTCACAGTTCCCTTCCTTCGGACAACCACTACAGACACCTTCTTCTTTCCAAACTTCGTCCTTCGGCGTAATCCCTGCCATTTCAACAACCTCATGCCCTTACACCTACACCTTAACTCTAAGGCCAATATTCCATACCCTACCTTATCTCCCCACGGACTTTCGCCCAATGCGTCCTCGTCAGTCGCTATCCGCATATTTTTATCGAAGTCCCTGACAAGTAGAAGCATATTTTGGTATTGCTCCGGCCTTACCCCGTTAGGATAAAGCAACTTCAAATATTCAACCGACTTCCCGGCAGCATCACCGTAAGCGGCATTTTTCTCCTGCACCAACTCGGCAATTTTAACCGCAATCGGCATAAATTTGTTATCCATTACTCAATCGCTCCTTCGTCGGGATTGTCTATAATCAGGGCATCCTGCTCGTACTGCTCGACTTCAACGCCACATTTACGAAGGTAGTTAACCCCATCCTCAACATTATGCTCGTCCCGGTAAATAACCTTGCAAATACCCGCCTCAACAATCATAATAGAGCAGTCAAGGCATGGTTTATATGTGCAGTACATTGTCGCCCAATCAGTCTGAAAACCGAATTGTGCGGCCTTCAAAATAACCGCTTTCTCAGCATGAATTACCGGACATTCCCCATTCCATTGCCCCGACTGCTTACCTTCTCTCGGACAATTATTACAAAATCCTTCTTCCGTACCATCTGGTAGGTGGTTAAATCCCTGTATGTGTCTTGCGACACCTTCTCTAACAATAACCGCACCTGTCTGTTTTCTCTGGCAGTCAGAGGACCTCGCTACACGCTCGGCAAGTTTCATATAGTCAGTCATTAATTAACCTCCAATTTAGGATATGGTTTACCGCACGATCTGCCTTCGACACATTTTCCAGTCTGACAAGGCGCACCGCAATGATTAAAGATAAGCGGCCATTCTGTCTGAAAAAGTTTCAATATCTGCTGTGCTAAGTCCAAGGTTACGGGCGTATTTCTCTTGCAGATACGTTTTTGTATCCAGTTAAACCATGCCCACAGGTTGCCTGCCAATACTGTATTTGCTTCGGCAGCGTTCGGCAATACTGACCTAGCGTTCATTCTGGCTTCTTCCTGACCACAACCACGCTCAATTAAGCGGTTCTTATGCCAATCATATTCCTCCTGCATTATCCCCATTAACTGCGTAAAACGGTCGAACGCTTCTGCATCATCAACCATTATTTGTGGTACATGATACCTAAAATCTCTGTGATCCACATACTGCTGAGATTGGGTAACGGTTTTAACAAAGGCGTGAGTATTTAACTGCGTTAAGCACTCTCTTGTCACGTTTACTGCTACCGCCACCGATACCACATTGAATACTGCTAAATGACCAGACTTAGCGCAATGTGCTATTACACGTTCAATGTCCTCTTGCTTCAAATGTTCAATAATAGTTTGTATATCATCGGGACTATAACACTGTTTGGCTGTCCCGGCACATGCCTCATATACTCCTACAGGTATTGATTCACGAATGAGTCTTGCTTTCAAAGTTGTCCTTGTCGCCAACTTACTTCTCCCCCTTCTTCTTATCTAAATTTTTCTTAGCAGCAACCTTAAATTCCTTATAAAGTTCCTGCCGGTCCTGCTTAGGTCTACCAGTTTTTCTGCCCATTATTCCAACCTCTCAAATCTTTTTAGTAGCCTAAATCCCCTAAAAACATAGTCGGTAAATTCCTCTACACTTCTATTCCAAACTACGCCGGTACTGCGCGCACGATATTTCACGTTGTCATTTTCGACCGCAACAATATCGTATACGCAGCCTTTAAAATGTCTGTATGTTTGCCCTGCCTTTGGTGTCATAGTCCCTCCCATATCCAGTTACATTATACCGTAAACAGTAGACGTATCCATCGACAAAACCTTTTCCATGCGGCATTTTGCAGTCTGTCGATAATTGCCTGCACTACATCAAGGTTACTGTGCAACAACTTAATCTGGTAGTCAAAGTTACTTTGCTTTAGTGCTTTCACATCTTCCCATAAAACTTCCTGTACTTCATCGGAAATATTTAATCTTTCAATTATGTCGTCAAAAACCTTCTTACTGCCTAAATTTATGTCATTCTGCTTATCAAGCATCCTGCCCGTAATTTCAGTAAGCGTTTCCAGTCTTTTAAGTCTCGCCCCTGTTCTCCCCACCCCTTACCACCTCCAAATTTCTCGTGCTAATTGGTGCGCCCCTGCCTACATCAAACCACACGTAAGCACGTTTGCCGTACATATTCCTTATCTCACCAATATCTCCGATGGCGAATTTATGCTTAACCTTACGTATACCTTTCGGCATCCTGACAACTTTTACTGTGTCGCCTATGGTCATAAACAATCCCTCTCATACAGGACTTGTCCGGTTTCAATACTCACCTTCATTATCGGGTTAGCGAAACATTCTTCCATTGACCTTTCAAACATTTTCTGACTAACTCGCTGCTTGACCTGCTCCGGTTTTTTCTTGACATTACCCCTCGAAACATGACTACTTTCTCCGACAAACTTCGGCACTACATATTTAGGTGCGCCTTTATTGGGACGCTTCTTCATTTCCACTACACCTTTGCAGAGCATTTTCAAGTCCTGCGACCAAATGTGTAGTTCCTTGCCAATCTCCGGCAACGGTATTTTGCCGGTATTTTCTCGGACATAGTTTATCTCGTCCTCCGTCAATACTCTTGTGGTTGTTTTTCTAATCCCTGCCCGACTCGTTGCACTCAGAGTTGGCGTTTTAGTATCCATGCCGAATTTATTATCACCTTTGGAAAATTTCATTTCAAACCCCCTATACCTGCCAAACCATTGCCGGTAACTGCAAGCAGGTTAATTTGCCATCATATTTTTTAAATACTGCCCCGGTATCAATACCTACCTTACCATTACTAAACCAAGGACTTGCTATTTCGTGACCTCTTATCGTAAAGGTCGGAGTATGACCAAAGATAACCGTTTTTCCTTTGTTCTGACTAATTAACCATTCTTGCCTAACCCACATCAACGATTCTTCGTCGGCAACATCTTTCGGGTGATTATAACCAAACGGTAATCCGGCATGAACAAAAATATATTCTTCTGTCTCGTACCATTTAGGCAGTCCTTTTAAAAACTCGATATGCTTTTTAGGTATTCGTTTCGGCATATCATACCAAGGAGTGCTACCATAACCGCCGCTTATTCGATAACTTCTTAATGTTTCTCTGCCACCATTCTGAAACCATAAGGCACAATCTTCTGCATCATCTATCGCCTTAACAAGCATGTCCTCATGGTTCCCCATCAGCGCAACCACACCACCAGCAACCAACTCCATAATTAACTCGACTACTTTCTTAGAGTGCGGTCCCCTGTCAATGTAATCACCAAGCAAAATCAACTTGTCATTTGCCGAATCGTACTTAACTTTCTCAAGCAGTTCGGTAAACTTATCATACATTCCATGAATATCGCTTATCGCTAAAATTCTTATATTTTAAACCCCCTTCTACGCCCCAATCACGACAACAGGTATGAAAGCATGTCCTGTAGTTTTACGTCGCTGTACGGAGTCGCTACTGCGGTTATTTTGGATTGTGGTTGACTAATTGACTACCTCCACCGCCGCCACGCAGTACCCCGGCGATCTTTAAACATATTCCTATATTTCTCGTCGTACCATTTCCGGTTACTCTCGTTCGGTATGTCAACGATGATTTTAAGTTTAGGTTGTTTGTGGCGTTTCTGTCTTGGCATTTTCGGTATCCTCCTTCTTCTTATCCGTCAAATACTGCTCTGAAATATGTTTCTCAGGTATCCTCAGTACAGCAAATACTCCGAAATCGGTAAGGGCAGCAGAACTATTTAAAGCACCCTCCGGTATTACTATTTCAACATTTATTCTGTGAAACTTTTTCTTCTTGGTCGGTGAGTATGTGCTAATAGGATTGACAATCGGCAATACCAAGAGACTGTCGGGATTAGCACCCTTGATAGTTTCCGCTATCTGCTTAATCTGATCCGGTGATGCGTTGATGTGGCATACTCTTGACATTTGTTTTCCTCCTACAGGTAATAATTTTCGATGATATACTGAACGGCATCAATCAAGTCCTCACAATGCCGTGTAATCCTGCCCTTAATGTGCGGATGACTGATGATGTTATAGGCAGTACCCCATGTAATAACGGGTTTGCCCTGCCTTCTTGCCTCCACAATCTCGCAAATTGTACCGATAGAGATATTCTCATAATACAACTCGGCAAGGATAATATCGCTATGCCTGATCTGAAAGTCGTTGCTGTGGATAATTTCGCTGTCGGATGGGTTAGTTCCGAAGTCGGTATTAACCGGACTAAGTACATTGAAATTTGCTTCAGTCAAGTCGTCTGCTGCCTTATCTCTCCACTCGGACATTTCTTCTTTACTCAAACCGGACATTTTACCGGCGAGATATACTGTTGGTCTACGCATTGTTTTCCTCCTCATACATTTTCTTAACCATTTCTAAAAACTTCTCGGCATTTTTTAACCTGCGGCGTAATTCACTAACTAACTTCTTAGCATCTTCGAGAGGGTATTTTTTAGCTTTACAAAGAGTCATTCCGGATCCGCAATAATAACCTCTCGCATCCATGCCTTTCTTAACTGGTTGGCATGTGGCAATGCTGTGTTCGGCAATTAACTCTGCCGTTATGCCCATTTCATTTTCACGGATGGGATACATAACCTTTTTAGGACTATTGAGGTATCCTAATACGATTATATCTCCCTGCTTAAATCTTTCATTTAATGGCACAAAACACTTTTCCGCTTCTTCCGGCGTGTCGTATTCTTTATCACATACCGGACAATGGTATTTAACTATTGGTTCCATAGTAATCCTCCTACCTAAAAAGTATCCAGCAAACTACTACAATAGCAATAAAATTGGCTATAGATTTTATTAAATCAAGTAAATTCGGCCCTATTTCTAACATAACAATCCTCCTAGCAGTATTTAAAAAATACATAAATGAGATAAATCCAACCCAACAACCCATGAATAACAGTCCATACAACTGACTTATTTATTAACCATGACATTATTGCCGCCAATCCCATGCCTCCAATAATAATATCTCCAAAAGGAAATTCATTTTCATCGTACATCTAAGTCCTCCTATATTCAGATAACTTCTACTGTTTACGGTTGGTCGGGACGTGGTTAAGTTAACCCATGTATCATTTCAGGGTTTTTCATAAACTCTACCAAGTGACCTTTTGATGATTCAATTATTCTTCTACCTATCGCCTCGTCAAACCTTAATAAGTCAACTGGCAAGTATTCGCTACTAATGACGGTAGGTAAAAAATTCATGTAGCGGTAGTTTATAACTTCAAAAACTGTATTATACTCGAAGTCAGTTACCTTTTTGCTTTTAAACAGGTCGTCCCACACCAGAACGTCTATTTCCTTCATTGCCTGTATCTTCGATGCGGTGTCGCTTTCCTTGTTTATTTCAAAGTAGTCCGGTTCCCTTCTTCTGAGTGACGCTAACAACTCTGAAAATCCTTCTCTGTGCGGAAAGTAAAGTACTGGTATGCCTTTCGCCATTAGTGCGTTGGCAATGGCGCAGCATAAATGAGTCTTACCTACCCCCGGTTGCCCTAAAAATGAAACGCTGTTATCTCGGTTATGCCTAATGCTATCAAAGTTAGTTATATAGTTAATTGTTATCTTTTTGGCCTGCGCTACCGACTCGCTCTTGCCAACAGTATTATAGTTATTGACTCGCATTTTCTGGAATTCAGAAGTTATCCTACTATTCCTCATTATGCGGTCAATTCGTTTCTGCTCCATACAAGAACATTTTTGAAATGTCGGAGCGTCACCCGATGTTACTAAATAGATGCCCTTGTCGCTACATATCGGGCAGATCGTCCGGCAGTTCAATGTCGTCGTATTTACTGAATTTGCCGAGGTTAAGGAATCCATACTTATTATCCTCCGTGGCGGTGTTTAAAAAATCTTCCCATCGCTTACTTGGGCCCAAGAATGTGCTACACATCATAATGAATTTAGGTTGAGTATCGTTTTTCTTAATGTCTGCATTATAACTATCCCTGGCCAAAGTTAACTGCTCAACCGATATGTTTTCCTTGCGAAGTTTAACCCAATATTTTTCAGAATTAGACTTACCTTTTTTATTGGGATATTCTTTAAACCAATTCTCGAATTCTGATATATATATATCTAAAGTAATCTTTGGTGTATTATCTGCTATAATATCTGGTATTGCTCCTCGGTTTTCGTATTCTCGAAGCTCAGATTCTGAGGTTGGTAACTTTGTTTCTGAGATTGGAGGAACAATTAACGGTAATTTATATCCCTGTAACGTATAACCTAGTTTAAATAAGTCTGTCTGTATTTTAAGCAAATCAACCCGATATTGTTTAGTCTTGTCCCATTTAAACTTAGGATTATTTCTTTCAAGTAGGTAACCTGTTTCTAAGAGTTTTTTAATGTGAACCCTTATTGTTGTTTGTGCCATGCCCAGCATTATTTCGTCTAGCAAATCTTCTGCTGTCTTATATATCCAACCTTTTTGTATGTCTACATCAACAGACAAACCTTCTTGCTCTAAGCGCTTTCTTTCCTCTGCAATAAAATTATCAATATCATTTATCCTATCAGTCCAATAGAGGAATTGGTTTAATATAATTGCCTTAATGTAATCTCCTGTTAATACTACAAATTCCTCTCTAATGACCGCCTTTTTTAGTTTCCTATCCATTCATTCCTCCACTAACTAACCAACTTATATAGATAAATATGTTTACCCTTAGTTTCCTGATAAAATGCTTGTCCGGTTTTTAGTGCCTCGGCAATTTTAACTGCATAAGGTTTTAGTTTTCCGTTGTGATATGTCCTTATGGTCTTGTCATGGTATCGCTTGCCGTTAAAAATAATCACCTTGCCTTTTTTAGTCATTCCCAAATACGTGAAATTAGTTGCCTGATAAATAATTCCCCTATGACCAAAGTCCATGTCGGCATAGGATATGATCTTTTTAACGTCAGTGTTTCTTCTTAACCACCTAAGA